TGATTTTGAGTATATACCCAATTTACCAGCTACTTCGGATTTGAAGGTTGGGGATATTATAGGAAAACTGACAACTTACCCTGAAGAAGCACCTACTAAAGTCAAAAGAAAACCGAAGGAAACATTGTTGACAATAGAGGAGTTTGAAGATGTTACAGAAGAGCATAGTTTATCATCCCAGCTTGGATCATCGACTAAATTCAAAACAAATAATGTGACTGTTGGAGACATACTAGAAGAAAAAACACCTTTAGCACCACATCCAAATTTTAAAGCAGCGAAACTGGATGACTTGATTGGTGACTTTAAAACATTCTTTTCTGCAATAGATGCATTGACTGATGCTATGAGAAAAATGGCAGATGATGCTGAAGCTGCACTCAAAGATATAATTGAATTTCTGGATGCTAAAATCAAAGAATTGGAAGAAATTGCTGCCGCGTTACAGAAGATACTTGCACTTTTTTCTACTGGTCTTGGTGATGCAGGAGTATATGTTTTAAATATTCCATCGGCAATTGGTGGTAATGCGTATATTAAAGCAGAACTTCAGGGTGCGGATAATAAACCACCAGATACTCTGGAATTGACAATGGCATTTATGAGTATGGGGGGAGGTGTCGATGGCACAGAAAAAGGATTTAAAACTTTACAAAAACTATTAGTTCCATAAATAATACTACTATGACTATAAGCACACGAACATATCACGATTTTTCGTTTAACTTCAACCCCAACCCCATGAGTGGGGATGTGGCAAAGAAGTCTGGGGCAAATGCTGTAAAAAGCGCAATGTTGTCGTTAATGAAAACTAATTATAATGAAAGATTATTCCAACCAGAAGTTGGTTCTGGAATACGTGCATTGTTATTTGAACCGATGAATCCGATTACAGAAGAACGATTGAAACAAGAAGTGAGAGATTGTCTAGCGAGAAGTGAACCTAGAGCTAAAGTTTTGGGTATAACCGTAGAGGGACAAGAAGATAAAAATCGATACAAGGTCAGTATTCTTTTTAGTGTGTCAACGGAATCGGAACCACAGAAATTAGAAACTTTCTTTGAACAGGGATAACAATGGCTGAACTACAAAAACTTAATATATCCGAACTTGATTTTGATACAATCAAGACAAACCTAAAAGATTATTTTGGGTCACAATCCGAATTTACTGATCATGACTTTGATGGTTCTGCTATTTCTGTTTTGTTAGACATTCTTGCATACAACACCCATTACAATGCATATTATCTTAATATGCTTGCGAGTGAGTCATTTTTAGATTCTGCTCAACTAAGAGATTCGGTTGTTGCAAAAGCATCGATGTTAGGATATGTGCCTAAATCAACAAGGGGTTCTCAGGCATATGTTGATTTAACTCTTACTGTAAGTGGTTCTCCCGCTTCCATTACTGTTGATAAAGACACTCAATTTACCTCAACCGTTGATGGAACATCATATACTTTTGCAACAGCAAATTCAACAGTGATAACTCCTGTCGGTGCGAACTATGTCGCAAATACAGTTTTATTGAGACAAGGAGTTCCACTAACATTTAAGTATACTGTAAACACTGCAAATACTGAACAGAAGTTTCTTCTTCCCAATGCAAATACTGATATGAATACATTGGCAGTTTCTGTTCAAGAATCTGTATCTGATACGAATACATCATCTTATGTATTGGCAACAGACATCACAACTATAAATGCTTCGTCAAATGTATATTTTATAAATGAACATTCTGGTGGACAATATCGTGTACAATTTGGAGACAGTGTTCTTGGAAGAAAACCAATCACAGGAAATATAGTAATTTGTAAAGCACTGGTTTCAGAAGGAACAAATACAAATGGTGCGAATACATTTTCCGCAGCTAGTACTATTGGTGGATATGAATCTTCAGTCGTAACTTCAGTTTCTGCTGTTGGGGGATTGGATAAAGAAACAATAGAGAGTATCAAGTTCAATGCACCAAAGAATTACGAAGCACAGAATCGAGCAGTAACCACACAAGATTATAAAAAAATCGTTGAAGATTCGGTTGCTGGTTTGGATACTGTGGCAGTTTGGGGCGGACAAGATAATGATGTACCGAAATATGGAACTGTTTTTGTTTCCGCAAAACCAACTGGTGCGGATGCGTTATCAACAAGTCAAAAAACACTCATCAAAGCTGCATTGACAGATTATAATATTGTTGCAATAACACCTGAAGTTGTTGATCCAGACCTTGTCAGTTTGATTTTTAGTTTAACTGTCAAGTATGATTCACGTTTGACTAGTAAATCATCTGGTGTAGTTGCGGCAGAAGTGATTGATACGATCCAATCATACAAAACAAACAACTTGCACAAGTTTGGTTCTATATTTAGATATTCGGTTCTTTCTAATAATATTGATACTACGGATACTTCCATTTTAGGAAACCTTTTAACTCTTACTGCTAAGAAGGGAATCGTGCCTTCAACGACAGCAAACAATAGTTACATTATTAGTTTCAATAATGGAATTTATAATCCTTCTATAACTTATGAAGGTGCGGTTTCATCTTCTCCATTTTCTTATACGGATGCATCGGGAACAACCTTTTCAACAAGTTATTTAGATGACCTTAATGGTGTGATGAGAATTTTTTATTATTCAGGAGATACAAAAGTAATTACTGCTGATTCGATAGGAACTGTTGCTTATGGTAACGGCCATATCACATTGACTTCCTTTAAGCCGGATTCTTTTAGTGGTTCTACATTGGATTTTACAATCATACCATCATCCAATGATTTGATTCCTGTTAGAAACCAAATTTTTACAATTGCAAATACAAACATAACAGTAACAATGCAAGATGATTCGGATACTGGAACAACAACCACTACTGCAAGCGCAACTGGTTCATCTGCTTCAATAACAACTGGAACCGCCACAGGTTCATCAACAACGTATTAATCTATGTCTGCAAAAGTTTCCGCTAAAGCTGTATCACAAGTTGAGAATCAGATTCCTCAATTCATAAGTGAAGAGAATCCTCTTTATGAGAAGTTTCTCAAGAACTACTATGAATTTTTGGAAACTGTTTGTGTATATTATACTGCTGTTGGCGATTATACCACACTGTTCACAAATGGGGAAACTGTCACAGGGCAAACTAGTGGTGCAACTGCGAAAGTAAAAGGGAAAAATGCATTAAGTAAAATTCTCACAGTTTTCCTAGAGCCGACAAATGATTTAAATTTCTTAAAGGATGAAGTTATTGTTGGAGGTTCATCCAATTCTCGTGGCACGATCACATCAGCAAATCGAAAACCCTTAAATGGTACTAAAACATTCAAGGATCTTATTGATCCAGATTTAACATCAGAGGGAATTCTTGATTGGTTTAAAAAAGAATTATATCCAAATATCAGAAATACTGCGACAGTAGATTTACGATATTTTCTAAAACATCTTAAAGAATTTTATCGTTCAAAAGGAAGCGAAAAATCGTTTCGTACATTGTTCCGTGCTCTTTATGGTCAAGATTCTGTCGATTTCTATTATCCGAAAACGGATTTATTTAAGATTTCAGATGGTAACTGGCTACAAGATACCGTATTGCAATTAGCATACGATTTAACATATCTTAATTTTAATGGATTGACGATTGCTGGTACGAATTCTGGTGCAACCGCATTTGTTTCTAATGTAACAACTCGTAAAATTGGAAGTGTTCCAGTAGTTGAATTGGTCGTGACCACATTTATTGGTACTTTTTCAAATGGTGAGATAATCACCGCAACTACTGCCGATGGTGCATCACTCTCTGCAATTCTCACCACAATGGTCACAGGTATCTCTATTACAAATGGTGGAGAGGGGTATATTGTAGGCGAGTCAGTTGCTATTTCTGATTCAGCTTCCATAGGATATGGTGCGGCCGCAGAAGTCAGTTCAACATCTGCGGATCAAGTTGCTATTATTACTGTTCCCAATGTCGGCAATGGATATCAAGTAAATGATTCACTCACATTTGATAATTCAGGAACAAATGCGGTTGTGACAGCTTCGGCAAAAGTAGCAACTCTTTCAAATACATTCACAGTAGATGTTATTTCTAACATATTGACTGCTGGAATCGAAACGAAAACTTTTGATCTTACAGGTGCATTTGGAGCAGCAGTATCAGCTGGATATTTGCTCGGAAATAATGCAATATATTCAAATTCAACGAAAAAGGGAGTTGTTATTTCTTATACAACTTCGACACCGGCAGTTCTTTCCATTTATGATATGGACAATGAAACTCTGCAGGTCACCCTTACTAGTACAACAACGAATAATAGTACTTCAATAACTACAACCAATACGTCTTCACTCACAGTTGGAATGCCATTGAGTGGAACAGGGATTCCGGCTGGTGCAACTGTTGCATCTATTACAAATGCGACAACTTTTGTTTTATCCACAAACGCAACTTCTAGTGGGTCTTCTTCTCTAACATTCAATACCGTAGGGACTACTCCAGAGAATTTAACCGCATGGGTAAATAACGATACAATGTATCTGTTTAATAAAGCGGGTTCAGCAGTTCTTGGTGCGTTTTCAGTTAAGATCAACGATACATCTTTTCAAACTCCTACTGCTCATGTTGCATTTAACTCTACGAATTATGGTTCGGGATTTGCTAGTCCAGCAGGAACATTTGCTTCATCTGGAACAACTGTAACTTTAACATACTCTGGTGGTCATAATCTCCAAGTAAGTGATTCTGTTAAATTGGATTTTTCAACAGGGTCGATGAATGGAACTTATACAGTTGCAACTGTTCCAACTAGCACGACTTTTACCGTAACAATAAGTAGTGCAGCTGCTTCTGGAACTGTTACGATGGTTCCATATACTGGTTCTAGAATTAAAAATACAATGACTTTTACCACACAAACTTTTGGTAGAGTTGCAACAATTTCATATAGTTCACATGGAAGTGGATACGAAGCAATACCATCTGCAACATTAATAAGTCAAGGATATTATAACACCGTAGTATCTCAGAGCGATGGTGCTGGTGGGTTTTATGGAAAAAATGCAGTTATTTCAGTAGGAGCTTTGGGTGGTTCAATAACAAAAATGTCAGTTACGGAGCCAGGATATGGATATAGTTCAGCTCCAACAGTAACCGCAACAGCACATTCAGTTGTTGCAAGTTTGGTTGCGGATATGGGAATTACTAGAGTCAAAGATGGTAAGTATTCCGGTGAATCTGGAATGCCGAGTTCTCAGAAAAAAATACAAAACAACGATTATTATCAAGATTATTCTTATGTTCTAAAAACAACTGACTCTGTAGATGTTTGGAGAAACGATGTTCTAAAAATACTACATCCGGCCGGTTATAAATTGTTTGGTGAAGTATTGATTGAGAATCTCTTAAACACTTCAATGTTTGATAGAGGAATCAGTAATATTAATTCGGCTGATCTAACTGGAAAGGCCTCATATCGTGAAATAACACTCTTGTTTGAAACGTTCATAACTGGCCTCAACATTTCAGTACAAGAAGCAGTCCTTGATGTTAAAACACAAATAGATTCATTAATTGCAGCACTTGATTCATTTGCGGAAATAACAATTAAGGGTGGAACTTCTCAGACATATCTGACAAATAAATTAAAAGCATCTAATGGAATTCCAGTAGAGTTGTTTTCAAAATTGTTTGTTAAAAACAGTGCTTCGATTTCAGTTGGAACAACTACCACGATTACTACTTCTACTCCGCATCATTTTCGTGAAGGTGATTTAGTGTCTCTTGATAATTTTGTAGGAACTAATGTGTCTCTCATCAACGGAAGACAGTACAAAGCAACTGCAATAGGAAACAATCCTGCAACTAATACTACTTTTGTATTAAAAGAAGCCGAGGAAACCATTAATCTTGTGTTGGATAGTACGAATGGTTCCGCCAATGCGGGAGATAACATCATGATGGAAGACACTACTATCGAGATAATGGGTTCAAATGGTTATAGCCAATCTCCGCAAGTATATCAATTGGGTGCAACATTTTCACACGAAGACAAAAAAGTGAATACTACTGGAGTGTCGATTTCAGCACAAGGGAAAGTATTTAGAGCTTCTTCACGAGCAACCTCTGGTATTTTTATTGATTTGTATTCATCTGAATATATTGAAGGAATAAAAACAAAAACAATACACGAATACCTTCATACAAATCCCGCGGATTTAACTGGATTTAGTTCTGGAGATGTTTTAGATCTCACTGGAAGACATATTGACATCGAAAGTAGAATGATCCAAGAAAATACTGGTGGAAATGATGATTTTTTACTAGAAGACGGAACTACAAGTAGTCCAAACTCTTCTGCAATCGGATATTTACTTGCAGATGTAGGACAAATAGATTTAGATGGTGCAAATGATGCCCATCAACTTGCGGTAACACCAGCTGTTCAGAGAGAAATCTCAAGTACATCAAATAATATTTTAACATTCAACAGAACATTTGATTACAGGGGAGTGCCATATGAATCACATCCTCATAATCAAGGATTTGGATTATATAAACATAAAGTTGACAAACGAGTTTTAGTAGCATAATGCTGATTGACAAGTTTTATCTGTATAAATATAAAAAGAAATCATTAAGGAAAGATAACCATGCCCGCTCTAGTAACAACAGAATTTAGAATTCACAACGCAAAACAGTTTCGAGAAATGTTCTCTGAGGCTGCATTGTTTGGGGGATCTACTGAAAATGCTGATTCATCTACACAGACTGCGCTTATTAATTTAGCGTCTACTCTTTCGACAAATATGTATTTGTTTATTGGGAAATCTTCTGCATGGTCTGGCTCATACAATGATGGTTCAACTACTTATTCATTTACGGATACAACTCAACCAGATCCGAATAATACGAATGCGCCATCTTCTGATACAACTGCAAATACTTCCTATTCGCATTGGAAAGATATGATTGCAGCCAAAAAGGTTGCATCTTCTGATGTGAGTCACGTTGTGCCAAGAACTAACTATACATCTGGTCGTTATTATTCGATGTATGATGATACTATCAAGTTTAGTTTATTGACTACAACTCAAGCAAATCAAAACGTCTACACAGGTTCAGCAAACGCAACTGCGGCTCTGTATCCTATGTACGTAATGAACGATACTTTTAAGGTATATAAGTGTCTTTCCAACAATATGACTGAAGGTGGAAGACCGCAACCTTCTACAGTTCAACCTACTCATACTATAACTACCGCGTCTGCACCTGCTGCACAATCAGATGGATATGTATGGAAGTATATGTATACCATTTCTGCCGCAGAATCCTTGAAGTTTGTAACATCAAGTTATATTCCAGTAAAACAGCTTCGCGATGCAAACTCTTATGGTGCTGGTGGATCTGCCGGAGGTATGGCTGCCAGTGGAGCAAAGGATGATGGTTCGGATCAAGTAACAGTCGAAAGAAATGCAATCGATGGATCATTGGATATTTTTACTATTACCAATGATGGTGCAAATTATCACTTTGAGAATGGAAGACCTATTGCATCTGGAAGTGGTACAACTCTTGTTGTTAGTAATTCATCATTAACAAGTGGAAACGCTTATGCGAACTCTTCTGTTTATTTCACCTATGGTGGTGCTT